GTTACACTTTTAATATCCATACTTTATGAAATATAATTATTTGTCTTGCTGATAGCCTTTAAGCTTGCTAACCGCATCTATCACTCCTTGAGTTCCTATGTAAGTTGTTGCAATAATAACCCAGTCACTGCTTGTTACATTACCAAAGAGTGCAAGGCCTGTTGCTGTACAAAAAACAAAGAGCTTTTTGCTTAACCAACTATTTAGGATTTTGTCTACTTTTCCCATCTTTACTTAGGTATATTTTAAGTTTAGAAATATTAGTCTTAGTCGCCGTGGACTGTCGTGGAAGGACCACAGTCTGAGCATTCACCGTATTTGTCTTCATAATACTTAACATTATTTCTTGGCACAACCAATCCGCTAAAATAAGGATTGCGTTTGTTTGGCATCATTCCATCTGTTCCTGGGTTTTGATACTCAGGGAAGAGATTAGGATTATCATAAAAGTACTTAAGCAGTCTCTTATTGTAAAACTCTGCTGTGTCCAAAGTACTTTGTCTAATGTACTGTAACTCATCTAATGTAGTAGGGCTAGTTTCCTCTGACGTGCCGTTTAAGATGCCTTGATTTGCGATCTTATATTTTATACTAGGCAACATTAAATAGAGAGCGTACTGCATTAGAGTAGGTCCTATGTAATCATTAAGCAAGAGCCTTTCATTAGCATTAAGAGTACCTGCAATTATGCCATCTTTTAAGTGAGTATAAAATCTAGTGCCTAAGGTATCTTGCATGTAAATATCCTGGGCTTGTAAAATAAAAGGAGTAATGTCATTGACTCTTACGTTGTCATCCAACTGAGTCCACTGTTTTAACCTTTGTTCTGATACGAGGAGTGCTGTATTTGCCATATTAGTTTTCTGCTATGTTTGTTATATCTTCTTCAACAGCTGGGTCTTTTGCATCTGTACCGATAATCATTGGCACAGGTTCAACTTCTAATGTTACGTTAAACCCTGCAAGTCTAAGAATGTAACCATAAGTATCAAGTACTTTGGATTGTTTAGGTCTCACAACTGTATTCATAAAATGAGAATACGAAGTGATGATCTCATCTGCATTGGAAGAAAATCCTGCACCGTCTTTAATACCGAGGAGAAGAGGACTAGTGATACGGTGTGCAGTAAGGATACGAGAAGTAATCCTTGCTTCTAGAGTAATATAGTAATCATCATTCGCATTCTCAATAGGGGTAACCTGTAGTTCTTTTCCAGGTTCAGAGAATGCTAAAAAGAATCTCCCGGCATTTTCCTCACCGCTAAAGGTTTGTTCAATTTCATTGTAAATATCTCTGCGCTCCTCTGGGTTAGGAATTCCGTTTCTAAATTGTACAAACATAGAAGGAGCAAGTCCATTTGAAATGTTTGCATTATGGAATCTACTTACGCGAGCATCAAGTTGTATATCATTAACACCACCTATGTAAGCAGGAAGTGGATAAACATCATTACCAGGAGTGTAATTCATGCAGTAATAAATTTGACTTGCACTATCCTTTTTAGTATCAGTTGTACTAAATGCTCTGTACTCAACTGGTTTGTGTTTACGAATGAGTTCCCAATTAGAGCAGTACCAATAAGATTCTACTTTATCTTCATCATTAGGTTTACCGCTTCGGACATTAGCAAAGGGCAAGTGATAAATCTCTGCAATTCTGTTACCTTCTTTATTCCAAATAACATTAAGGGCATATCCACCAAAGATTGTATAGTCAAGTGCAATCTTAGCAAATACATCATTCATTGTTTCTCCCTCTGTATTAACATATTCAGAACCATAGTCGGTAATACCTTCTCCGTATATTCCGTCTTTGATTGCATCAATACATGTGTGGTTCATTGCACTGCTATCATACAGTTCAATAAGTGTTTGAGGAAATAAGTTGTCTAGGCCAAACTTAATGTAATCCTTTCCTCTCTGTTCTTGGATTATAGGCAAATCAATAGCTTCAAACTTTGAGCCTTTAATTGAGTATAATCCTTCTGGGTTTGTGTTTCTCATATTACTCTATTAATAATCAGGTCTATAGTAAACCGTGCTTTCTCTATTTTCATTATCACTTACGTAATCGGTTGTTCCCATATCTCCACCTGGCTGGGTAATTAACTTAACAAAGCCAGTATAGGATCCCATTGTCCATGAATAGTAACCGTTAGTGTGTTTATCTTTAAAGTCTGCAGGTACATCAACAACAAATTCCATGTACCTAGCATTTTGTGTAACCAAGCCAACAGCAGCACCAGTTAAGAGGTCCTTTTGGCTCATTTCACTCTTCATACTAAATGTCCAATTGGTATCAAAAGGGATATCTGGATCATTTACGAAAAGTGTCATTGTTACTCCGTCTACAGTAGTTGTCATACCTTTGCTTAATTTATACTAAGAAATATAATTTTCGCATAAGTTGTAGAGTCTAATATATAAGGTATGGAAAGAAAGATAACATTTGGTGACTATAGCACTACAGTAACGAGAAAACTTAATGGGTTAAGTGATCCTTTGGTTATTCAATTTTTAAGGGAGATAAGAAAATGCGATTGGACTGACTTTGAACTGTACACTCATGGAAGCATTCTAAGTGAACGACCAGCAAGTGATTTGGATTTAACTATAAGAGGTCCACAAAATCCCATAAAGGTAAACCAGCTGCTTGAGGACTGCATTAGAATTGGTTACTCTTTAGGTATAGATGTTGACGTTAAGTTCCTAATGAGTGCACCAGATTTTGATTGGAAAACCCACAAACCGGGTGAAACCCACACCTGCACGTATGCGAGCTATAGGGGTGAAATCCAATGGGGAGATCAGTTTATTGATTTTGCCCGTTACTTTAGTGGTTATTGGATCTCTACTCGTGACTACCCAATGACGAAAAGTAAAGACTCTCCGTATAGCCCTCTGAAACTAATCTAAGGTTTCCTAGTATAATAATAAATCAAATAATAATTGTATGCAACTAGAATTAGTAGAAAGAACCAAAGAACAAGCAGTACCTCTTATTAATCATGTCTTTAACGAGGTAGAAAGAATTAAAAAAGAGCATAACCTTAACCCTTATTTGTTTGGAGACGATGATGGTACCTGGGATAACCTTATGACTAATGAGGAATGGTATAAAAGTTTTCTAAATGAATATGAATGGAGAGTTTTTCAAACTGCGATGCATTTAATAGATATGATAGCATGGGGCCAAGTAGAATAAGAACATATTATATTTACGAGGTACCTGGTCATAAAAACGGTGCAACAGTAAATTGGAATAAGCGATCTAAATGGAATTTTGAAAAGTTTGGTATAATGCCAATTCTTATTGAAACGATGGAAGGACCTAACACACCAGATATGTGGAAAGTTGTAGGAGATAGAGAATGGGAGTTAGCTGATGCAAACGGTTATAAAAGAGGAACTCATTATTTAGAAATCCAATTAAAAGTTACGCGAGAAGCTCAAAGTAAAGGTGGTCAAGCAAATGACATTGATCACTTAAAGGAAATCTCAAGACTAGGTGGACAAGCAGGAGGCAAAAAAGGTGGATCTGTAACAGGAAATAAAAAAGTTAAATGCCCACACTGTAATATGGTTTCCAATCCTGGTAACATTACACAACACATTAAAGCAAAGCACTAAAAAAAGGACCGCCAATTAAGGCAGTCCTTTTCTGTTATATAAAGGCGTTAAAGCTTATGCTTCAACGATAGTGCTAGTAACTTCGTAGCTTGGAGCTTCTTCCATTCCACTGATAACTAATTCGTATCCGTTTCTGTCACCGTAAGCAACACCGCTTACAGATGATCCTGAAGTCATAAATGCACCTCTCTCAACACCAACACTAAAGTACTTAGCATTGTTGTCTTTAAACACGACTACCATGTTAGTAGCCTGAGCCATTAACAAAATTTGGTCACGCTTAGTGGCTTCCATTTTGTTAAAGATCATTGTTAGAGCTTGGTCATAAAATACTGTGCCATTCTCTTGAGATACATTGATCGTTTCGGTATAAGAACTAGTTTGTCTTGGAACTTCAAACTCAAAGAAGTCACTAGGCGTAAGAGCGGAACCACCTACAGTAATCGCTGTAATGGTACCGGCGGTTGCAGTAATAGATTCAACTGGTCCGTTAGCGATAAAGATTTTCTCAATACCACCGTTAGAGTCGTTACAATCTAAAGTGAAACCTGCGGTTAAATTGCTACATGCCATAGTTTACTTTCTTTTTTTAGTTTTTAGTTATTAAGCCAACCCGTTAGTTCCGAATTGATCTACTTGAGAAACAGCAACACCAAGTCTCCACTTAGCGATGAATTTCACTACGTCTTGTCCTTTGTCATAGAAGAACTGAACAGTTGACATATCGTCTTCCAAACCAGTTCCAGCAACGATCATAGAAGCAGGACCAGCACAAACGTAATCAGAACCAACCAATCCGCTTGTTTTTACAA